GAACGCTACTCCGTTGCCAGTACTCGCAGGCAGCGTTGCAGGGTTTGCAACCTTCGTTCCAAACGGTCCCGTCCAAGGGTAGACGGAGATGAATGGGGTGGTGGTGTGTGCTACAGCAATACGATCACCAGATGGGGTGAACGCTACTCCGTTGCCAGTACTCGCAGGCAGCGTTGCTGGATCGGCAACCTTCGTTCCAAACGTTCCCGTCCAAGGGTAGACGGAGATGAATGGGGTGGTGGTGTGTGCAACGGCGATATGCCCACCAGATCGGGTGAAGGCTACTCCGTTGCCAGCACCACTGGTCTGCGTTGCTGGATCGGCAACCTTCGTTCCAAACGCACCAGTCCAGGGGTAGACGGAAAAATATGGAGGAATCCGTATCTTGCTATCATTTGGGTCAGTCGCACCAACATGCGCTACGGCGATATGACCACCAGATGGGCTGAACGCTACTCCGTTGCCAGTACTCGCAGGCAGCGTTGCAGGGTTTGCAACCTTCGTTCCAAACGTTCCCGTCCAAGGGTAGACGGAGACGTATGGGCTGCCCCCGTGCACTACGGCGATATGTTGCGGTCCAGCCTGTACATTCTGGCTTAAGGAAGACGTGGCAGTAATCATGCTGAAGTATCCCCAACAAGAACCCAGAGGTCCGTACCGCGCTTAATCAGCGTAGCAGAAGACCATTGAGCGCGCAACTTAAGTCCCGGGGTCCCATTAATTGTTGCGCCGTTTCCGGCAATGGTTACCTGTCCTGCTCCAGATTGAAGAATCATGATCTGATCTCCGTTGGCAAACCCAGATACCGTTGCGTTGGAGCGGACCGTTAGGGTCATTGCGCTAGCAGAAGTGCACTCGATTAGGTCGCCAAGATCGGTAAGCGCTATATCTCGTGATGTCGCCTGAGTGGTAATTGGTACATTGTATGCGTTTGCCCCAGTAGCCCCAGTAGCCCCAGTTGCGCCAGTAGCACCAGTAGCGCCAACTGCACCTTGTGGGATGCTAAATGCAAGCACCGCATTAGTTCCTGTCCCAGTATTTGACACCGTTGCGCTTGATCCAGCGGCCCCCGTTGTTACTGCGCCAATAGAAATTTGCGCAGAAGTAGAGGCAACATCACTATCCGAGTCAAACCAGATATCTCCAGCTACGTATGTTCCTCCGGTTGGCTCCGTAGTCTGATAGTAAACTTTTGCTACACCGCTGATAGTGTTGCTAGATGCTGATATTGTCTTGTTTGTAAGAACATCTGTAGTTGCTCGACCAACAAGTGTATCCGTAGAAGTAGGAAGAGTCAGAGTTCCCGTATTAACAATGCTTGAAATGACTGGCGTGGTAAGCGTTGGGCTTGTGGCAAACACGCTTGAACCAGTACCAGTTGTTGTTGATCCGCCAAGGAAATGCACTGACCAATCTGAGACGTTTGATCCACCATTGGAAACCAGACAAATAAGGTTAACAATTTGACCAGGGGATACCGTTGCGACCAGTGATCCGGCGTTAGTATTTACTGCTATTGATTGCGTGCTGCTGTTCCTAATCCAAAAAAATACCGAAGCTGTTGACAGAGTTGGTAGTGTTAGGGTGTGCCCCAATGTACCGGTCACGATAACAACTGAATCAGTTGTTGCTGAAATTGCAGTAGTTCCACCGCTTGAAGTTATGGAACTTGCAAGCAAAATTATGGCGTCATTTACAAGTAGGCGGCCCGAGATATCTGGCGTGGTAAGCGTTGGGTTTGTTGCAAAAACGCTTGCTCCAGTGCCTGTCGCAGTTGAGCCGCCAAGGAAATGCACAGCCCAGTCTGTGGCGGCAGATCCGTTTTGGGTAATTCCAATAAACTCTGCGGTCTGCCCCGCTTTCAAGTAGGCTAAAACTGCACCACCGCTTGCATTAACCGTTACGATACCAGTGCTGTCATTTTTTACCCAAATCCAATTTCCAATAAGTTGATTTGCGCCTAGTGTTAATGTGTGTGCACTTGTTCCTGTGACCCTGACATATGCAGTTTGAGACGGGTTTACCGCAGTTGAGCCATTACTTGACGCAATAACTGTTGGAGAAATTGTTAGAGCCTGAGAAATTGTTGGCCTACCAGTAAATGTTGGGCTATCAGCAAGAACAACCCCACCACCAGCACTTGTCCCTGAGCCCGTTGTTGGACTTGTGCTGCCAGAAAATTGAGATGACCACGATGCCGCAGTGGTACCGCTGCCTAAAATGCATGTAATAAGATAAATTCCCTTACTCACGCATGATTGCACAAGATTTCCGCCAGATGAGTTTACTGTTATTACATTAGTAGTTTTGTTTACAATTAGGAAGCTTTGCCCAAGACTTGCAACTGGTAGCTGGACAACCTGCCCAGCAGTTGAGCCAGTAAAGAACTGGTAATATCCAGAAGTATTTGTAAGGGTCAGCGTGCTTGCTGATGTTGTGGTTGTGTCGTATCCAAGTTTTGGGTTATCAATAACTGGAAGCGAAATCGTTGGTCCAGTTCCAAATACCAGCAAGCCAGATCCAGTCTCGTCTGAAACAACTCCAGCTAGCTCTGCGGATGTCGTCGCGGCAAATGCCGACAAATTATCGGTCTTGCGGGCAACAACAGTTGTGTCAATTGCCACATCGTCAGCATTGACGGTAATGCCTGTTCCGGCACCTACGGTAAGGGTGGCAGAACCAGTGCTTGCACCGCCCGTTAGGCCCGCACCAGCGACAACTTCGGTGATGTCTCCTGCACCGCCACCACCAGCTCCAAGGTCAACCCACGCACCATTGACTCGCGCATATACGATGTGATCCGTGGTGTTGTAGTAGATATCCCCATTCGTCGGGGACGACGGGGCGCTGGCGTAATTTGGGAAATTTGGCTTATTGAGTAGCTTAGGCACGGGTTACCTCCATGGGGAGTTTACCCGATTATAACAACCCTGTACGCATCCTCGGATGGGGCCGTGGAGAACACGAAGTCAGTCGTGTCTACGGTCGCATGAACGATGTCAGGATAAACCTTCTGATACGGGCTGGCGACCTCATACACCTCAACGGCCACATCCTTTGTGTTCAGGTTGTGGGTTACCGTGATGGTTGACCTTGGTCCGCCCGCATAGCCCGCAGGGTCCCCGATGAGTGCAGAATGCTTTCGCGTCCCGCCAAGGGCTGCAAGGGCTGCCGCTGCCGTCGTCTGGCCAGTGCCACCGTTCGCGATGGCAAGTGCACCAGTGACCGCAGATGCGGAGCTTACGTCAACTGCGCCGAACGCAGGTGCGCCACCGCCGCTTGGGACACGGAGGACCTGATTGGCAGTTCCCGCAGTCGTCGCGGCAAGTGCGTTGGTTCCTGCGCCAATGATAACGCCGTTGCTTGTAAGTGTCGTTGCGCCAGTACCGCCGTTAGCAACTGGGAGAGTACCGCTTACTTCAGTTGTAAGCGAAACAGTGCTGCCCGTCGTGAGAGCATCAGTTCCGCCAGTTGACTTAACGATACCAGCGGTAAACGTTGCTGCACCAGTACCGCCACGAGCAACACCAAGGGTGCCGCTTGTAAGCTTATCGGTGCTGTGGCTTGGGATGTCCGAAGCGACAAGCGCTCGGAACGAAGGAGCGGAAGGCCCGCCAGTTGCTGGTCCAGCGAAGACGGTGTTATCAGAAGCAGTTGTTGCTCCAGTACCACCCTTGGCAACTGGAAGTGTTCCAGTTACAGTTGTCGTGCTGAGGTCAACCGCGCTGGTTGCAAGCTTTGCGGACGTAATCCCAGCGTCCTTGACGCGAAGGGTGTCAGAAGCAATCTCAATCGTTGATGCGTCAACGTTGACCGCAAGGTCAGTCCCCGTGAGGGTAAGTCCATCTCCGCCAGTGACGGTTGCTGCGCCAGAGAACTGATTGAAGACAAGTGCAGTAGTTCCAAGCGTAATTGGGTTGTCAGTAGTGAGAACCCAACCCGTGTTGCCGTTGGCAGTTCCTTCTTCAACAAACGTGAAGAGTCCGCCAGTGACTTCTGCGCTTACATCGGCATCAGTTGCGCGAACCGCTGCGCCGGAAGACTGGACAACGTAAATGCCGTTTTCAGAACCAGTTGACTGATTCTTAACAAGGACTCGGTTGCCAGTGGCAAGGGTAATCCCGTCAATTGCGTCGCCGTTTTCAAGCGCAGTGGCAAGTGCAACGTTTGCAGTTGTAGCGACTCGGACGGATGCCTTGACATCGAGACCAGTCGCAACGCTATCAACATATGCCTTGGTCGCTGCGTCAGTTGCGTTAGTAACAGATCCCGAAATGCTTACGGTTGTCGCGCTAACTGTTCCGGCGGTGAAGTTGCCAGAAGCGTCGCGCTTAACAATGGCACTTGCGGTGTTGGCATCAGTTGCGTTATTAACAAGCGTGTAGTGGGCGGCGGACATTGAGCCAGCGTTTGAGCCGTCCGCTGCGCTAATGGAGATGGTAACGGTTCCGCCCGAAGTGGACTTCTGGATTGGTCCAGTGACTTCAATTCCGTCAATTGAACCAACTGGCTGCCAGTTAGACCCATCGTAGACGAGCAGACCAATTGCGCCGTCGTTGGAGTCTGAGTTGTAGTAGATTTGCCCAGTAGATGGAGTTGCTGGAGGGATCGCAAGGACCTGAATTACTGCGTTGCGCAGTTCATTCTTGTTAAGGTCAAGAAAACTTCGTAGGTCTAGACTCGTCAGTACCTTCACGGGCATCTCCTCACTAATTTAAATATGCATAGCCGCCAAAAGCAGCTGAGAAATTGACTGTAATCTGATTATCTGAGTTATACAACACATCGCCAATCTGTACGTTTCCACCGCTATCGACAATGGTTACGGACGGCCTTCTCCCAAGGTTGTGGACGATAACCCAGGACGACGCGGCAGATGATTGGTTATGGGTATAGGTTACCTGGCCAACAATGGCGGTTGATGAGCTAATTGTGACAGAATTTTGATTTTCCTCTGCGATTATTACGTTAAAATCATCGGTCATCTTGTCACCTCGCCGGAAACCTTAAATTCTCCCTCTATGACCCTTGTGACCACCCCAGAGGTTGAGACAATTTCCAGGTCGTACCTATAGTTTCCGGCTGGAACGACAGCTGTAGAAGTTGCGGGGATGATGATTTCAATCTCTCCGTTGGATTGCAAGGTAATCCCCCTTGAGTTGACCAGGGTCATATAGAATCCCTCCGCGCCGCGCGAAGACCTAACCTTCATCCTGGCGGTGTACGAGGTCAAGTTCACCGCATTACCTGCGGCATCCTTATACGTAACCACTCGGGTGAAGGTTGTTCCCTGCTCGCAGATGATGTCGTAAATGTTGGCTGGCATGCCTGGATTCTCTCATTTCGTACAGGAAAGTCAACCATGTGTGCTTTTGCGTTGGCAATAGTGTATCATCTTCTCATGGGAAAACCAGGACGAAAGCCGCAGGCACAGATTGACGCGCTGAGGGAGCAGATTACGCAACTGCTCCTTAACGGCGTCCCCACCGCGCAAATCGCAAAGGCAACCGACCTTTCCGTCCACACGGTCAGGGAGCATATCCGCGGTATTCGCAAGAAATGGTCCGAGGACCAGCCTGACCAGACCCTCACAAGGGCGGAGTTGATTCAAAAGGCGAGAATGATCGGTCAGCAGGCTGCGGTTGGCGCCTCAAAGGCGCGCGGTTCTGGCATGGAAATTCAGTATCTTAAAATTCAGATTGAGATTCTTGATAAGGTTGCAAAGCTTACTGGGGCATATGCCCCAGTCCGACAGGAGGTCAGCGGAGTTGATGGCGGTGCCATCGAGATATCCAAGACTCCTCATGAGATTGACACGCTTACCGCCGGAGAGCTTTCCGGGCGGCTATCACTTTGGGCGGAGCAGCTAGAGGAGGCAGCAAAGAATGCCGAAACTGAAGCAAAGCAAGTCGAAGCAAGCACCACCGCCGACTAACGAGCAATACCGCTCGTGGCTGAGGGATAAGGCCTCCTCTGACGACGCCGCCTTCGCCGAGTACGTAAGCGGTCTGGTCTTTCCAAGACACCTCAGGGAGATGGAGCAGTTTCTAACTAAGAGCAAGCGGGCGCTAGTACTGATGCCAAGAGGCCATGCAAAAACTACGCAGCTTATCCACCGTGCCGCCCGACTAGTTGGCGTTACACAGGGAAAAATCAGAATTGGCATTGTGACGTCCGTTCTTTCTGATGCGCTTGCAAGATCGAGGGCAATCAAAACGATTGTAGAGTCGGCAAGTTTTGCGGAAATATTTCCGTGGGCCAGAGGCGGAGTTGCTGGGTCAAAATGGACCGATGAGGTCTGGACAATCAAGGGGGTAAACCTTGGAAAAGACGCGACGTGCTTTGCCGACGGCCTAACGTCAATCAAGCCAGGGCCACGACTTGACCTGCTGATTGCAGACGACATTGTCGGCCTAAGGGAGAACGCCACGCCGACTCAGAGGCAAAAAGCAAGTGATACCTATTGGCAGGTCATTGACCCAATGCTGGTTCCCAGCGCAACACGTTGGTACATAGGCACAAGATGGCACGAGGATGACTTCTACGCAGAGCTCACAAGCAAGGGGATACCAACGTACTTAAGGAGGTCGCTTGAGGACCATGGGCCGCTTTGGCCAGATATGTACACAGTTGAGGACCTTGAGCAGAAACGAGAAGAGTTAGGGACGCCAATCTTCAATCTGCAATACCAAAACGACGTCACCTCGATGGGCGGCAACATTTTCCGCTACGAGTACTTCAAGTACGTTGACTCGATACCGCCTGGGGCAAGAAGAGTCGGTGTTGACCTTGCTGCTTCAGAGAGAGAGCGATCTGACTACACCGCCGCAGTTGAGGTTGTTGAGGACGAGGAGCATAACCTTTACGTTGTTGGCGCTTACCGCACCAGAATTCAGCAGGGTCACCAGAGGTGGTTAACTGGCATTGAGCGGGACGGGACAATCTACGACGACCCATCCAGCCCAAAGCTTCTTTGGCCAGCAAAGTTTGTCGGGCTCAAGGGCCAGCGCGACGTTTGGGGGGAGGAGCCGAGACGATTAACCGAGGTAAATGTTGAGGTTGTCCAGTATCAATCAACGTTCGTGCGGGAACTGATTAATGAGACAAGGCTTCCAGCGAGAGGAGTCCGACCAGAAAGAGACAAGGTCTTTAGGTCAAGGTCCCTTGCTGCAAGATACGAGGCAGGAAAGGTCTTTCATCTCAAGGGCGGACCTGGAATCAGGCAGTTGGAATCGGAAATGATGGCATTCCCAAACAGCGAGCACGACGACCTTGTCGACGCCCTTGTTTACGCTGCGGATGTCGGAAACTCCGGATTTTACTTTACTGCAGCAAAAAGAAACTAAATTACCTCTCGAGAATGATGTTCTCGCCATTCATGAGGGCCACAGAAAAGCCGTAAGGTTGGTAGTGTGCAAGGATCTCATCAACCCTGTTGTCGTGCTCTACGCACAGCATCTCAACTCCAAAAGTATCGGGATTGAGCTGAAGCGATAAGTCCGACGAAGTCCCCTCGACATCAATGGAAACAAACTCAACAACTGGATTTACGGAACCCACGATCCCAAGGATCTCACCCATTGTCACAACTGGGACATAAATTTCTGCAAATTCCGTACCAGGGATGGGTATGCTCTTAACGTGATCCTTCCACTTATTGTAGTTTTCCACCTCCATTGTTGAGACTCCAGAGTGAGGAGACTCCCACATTAGCCGTATTCTTTCCCTTGCCTCCTGATCTCCCGTAATCATGGCGTTGATCAGGGTCATTTTCTTATTCCCCCTATAAAGGTCAAAAAGTCTAGAGAAAGAAAATGATGACCCGTCAACCAGTACGCCAGACCAGCCAAGCTCAGCAAGCCTCCTGGTGTTGCTAAGATTTACTCCGTCGTATGCCCCAATGTCGAGGAATGCGCCCACCCTGTCGCCAAACCTCTTAACGATGACTTCTTCTTCATTGTTTTGTGAATACATTTTCAAGCCAAACGGGGCTGCTTGAACTGCCAGACGGTCTGCTTCCTGCACTTCCAACAATTAACCATAATCATTGTTTCAACCACGCTTTTAACTGCCCCCTCTTCTGGCTTTTCCTTTACGGTATCCCCGCACCTCGAGCATGCCCACACGCCAACTGGTGCAGATGACTCCCCGACAAGGCGATAAACCCAGACGTCGCGCTTCTTGTTTGGATGTGGCTTTGTCTCAATTTTATGGCCGTCTTCCCTGAGCTCCCTTAGCCTCTTGAGCCCCTCGCTGCCGCCAACCTCGGGGCTTGCGATCCTCGGGCCCTCAATCCACACGTTGAGGTTTTCCCGAAGCAGATTGAGCACCTTGTCTTTTCTTGTCATTTTGTTATCGTCCAAGATCAAAACCCTCCCCTGCTGATACTATTGTGTACTTGGCGGGATGATACATCCAACGCATAGAATTTGTCAACTAACAGGAAACTCATTTATTTCGCCCCAATTCCTCTTGCGCATTGCCTTGATATTGCCAGAAATTGCGCAGAAATGCGGCTCAAATGGCTGGTAATTGTTTTAGTTTTTAGTGAGATCGTTTTTGGCGTCGAAACCCTTGCCCTCCGCCTTAATCTCCTCCATAAGGATTTCAAGCGCCTTCTGGAGGCCAAGCACGTAGGAAAGTCTGGACATGGTGTCAACCTTGCCCGGAGCCTTTCTGTAGTCCTCGGTAAGCGCCTGAGACACTGCGGAGGCGATTCTCTTTGCCGCCCTACCGGATGACGTCTTTGACGATGCCACTGATCTCCCTGCTTAGGCTGTCGCCTACTTCTCTTATAGTCCGCGCTGCGGCCAGAACCTGTGAGCTTCTCCCGTTAATCATAAACCTTACGTCAAAAGCCCATATCCCACCGGTCTCCCTTGGGACCTGGCACCTAACGACAATGTCATCAATTTCGCCCTCCCTGCCATACGCGTCTATGGCAACTGAAAGCCATTGGAAAACTTTGGCAACCATTTCGCCAGCGATCTCTTCTTCAGATCTTGACGCATACCTCTTGGCAAGCGACTTCATTGAGGACTCGTAGAAGAGCCTTGACTCTTCCGTCCCGGAAGTCGACCAAACCAAGGATTCCTCTAAATCGTCCATGGTGCGATTGTACACCAGGAAGTAGCCACGGATACCAGCCTAAAGGCTGCTAATTATCTCCACGCATGCCTTGACGACCTCGTCGAGATTCCTGCCAACAGAACTACCTGCAATTCTCTTTTCACGCTTGTCCCAAATGATTGCAATCCAGTCGGTTCCGTGCAGTCCAACGTGAATGACGTCGTAGCGGTTCTTCTTTGTTGCAGATGTTGTACTCACTTGACAAGCTCCTTGTCGTCAGCCTCAAGTGGCATTCCCCAGGTCCCGCGCTTCAGGGAGATAGCAATTAGGGCGTAGTTGGCTATGTCGATCAGCGCGTCTTCAAACGCCTCGTCCTTATACTCATCTATAGGGTCAAGAACGACTTGACCATCGACAATCTTGCCATTCAAACTCTTCATTACTCGGGACATTTTGTCGTTGGCAATCCTGCTCATGACCCCGTGTAATCCTAGCTGCTGAATGTTTAGGTTTCCATACTTTGCCTGTCTCTCAACAAGCAGACTAAAGGACTCAGAAAAAAGCCCCCTAAAGACGTCCTGAAACGTTTCCTGCTTCTTCACTGTATCGCCCTCCAAATCCACACTGCCGCGATTGTAGATCCGAAAAAGAAGAATATTGCCGTCCCTACGGCGAAGGTGGCCCCTTCATCGTCTGGCTTTCTTGCCATGCTAATCGCCAGTGATCCGTTAAAAAACGCCATCACCAGCAGCCAAATAACTAGGACGCTACCGAGAATCTCCTGTCCCATTTACTTTCCTCCTCCTTGTTGCCATCGGCAGGCATTCTGCACAGATGGTCTTATTGGACCAACCATTCCCGCTGTCAGAGCCAAGATTTACGCAATCTTGCTTCCTGATGTGGCAGATTCCACACCTGGGGTAGATCGGACTACTTTTTACTTCCCGCGTCTCCTGCTCTCTTGGCATGATCTTTACAGGTGTACCTCATCCTAGACTTTGCCGACTTATCGGTAAACGTTATCTCCCGATAAGAATAAATCGCGTTTGACATCAGCACTGAGCCGCA